TTGGAACTGATAAACCAAAGACCTCGATTGCCCCCTTTCTCCCAAGCCGTAAACCCTCCAATAATTCTCATCGACTTGTTTCAGCCTTTCAATCTCTTCCTTGATTACATCGCCTAAAAATGGGTTGTCCTTGTAAGTGGTTTGGAAAAAGTCAACATCGCTTCGGTTTAGTACTTGGTCATAAATCCAATGGAACTCTTCACTTGGGTTGTAGTCAAGTATTACCTTCTCATTTGTACGGAAAAGCAATTGCGTCCAATCCTCTTGGGTCAATTCGTTCGCCTCGTTGGCAAAGAGCAAATCCCTCTTGCGCCCCCTAATTTTCTGAGCCATGTCCAAAGAAATAAACTCAATCGTGTTTTGATTTAGCCTGTATTCGTGTGCAGTCTTGGAGTGGAATTCCTCCGAGTAAATATCGTGGTCTTTGAGGATGGTAAAAAAGTCTCGCATCACAGTCCCCCTCAATGCGGGGAATGACTTGCGGCAAATGGTTATAATCTTGCCCTCGTTTCTTTGGCAATAAGCGAAGATAATCCAAAGAAGGATATTATAGGTCTTGCCCGAGCGGGTGCCTCCTTGCTGCACTACTATCTTGGCCGTGGAGGTTTCAAGGTGTTTAAATACCTTGTTTGTCTTTATGCTATTTGTCCCCATCCACAATGGTCACCTCGAAAAGCTTTTTGCCATCGGCTCCCGTCACCTCTTGGCGTTCGATATATCCTCGGCTTTTGCCTTGGGTCTTTAGGTAAAAAATGATGGCGGTCATATTGCCATCTTTCATGCCCTTATCAAGCATCGATTCGGCAAAGTCAAGCCTCCGATTACGCCCTTCCATTACGGCCTCTTCCAAGCCCTCTAATTCAATCCAAGCGTAAAGGGTAGCCCTTTCCACCTGCAAGGACTTTGCAGCCGTTGAGAGGTTCCCAAATGCCTTGACAATGGCTTCCTTTATAATATATCGGTCGGGCTTTTTCATATTGTATAATTTTGGTTAATCCGTACAACCAGGAGACCCTAGTTATACGGATTCTTTGCCTCAAAGATTAGGCCGTTTCCTCGACCTTCGGCTCTTCAATTACTTGCTCGCTGATTGTGTTCGGAATGCCCGCATCGTCTAGCAATCTCTTGAATAGAATGGCAAGGTCAAAGATGGCATCCTCTTCGGTTAGCTCGATAGTGACTACCTTTTTGGAGGAGTTGAAATTTAATTGGAAGTTTGACATGGTTGGTGGTTTTTTTAAAATGGTAGATTGTCAACGGGTGCGGTTTCGAAAGCGTTGGCCTTGGGTACCGAGGCATCCTTCTCGTATTCGTTCAAAGTAATCGAAACGTCCTTGCCGTATTGGTTAGGGGTCTCAAAGATATTGATATTGAGGTTGACGTACTTCTTGCCGTTGTACTCGTAAGCGTGCGCCTCGGCATCGGTTAGGCAAATTGCTGAGGTCATCCAAGATGCGCTCCTCTTCTTGCCACTTCCTAGCCTTACTTTTGGTTTTGGTTCCATGTGTTTTTATTTATTTGGTTTTTGGTTTTCTCTTTCTCGTGATGGTCTTCGGTGCTGGCTCCGCTACCGCTTCCGATTGTGCTGCCAAAAGTGCAGCCGCTTCCTCCTCTTGCTTGCGGTACCATGTAGTCTGCTCCTCATTCGTGTACCACCCGTATAAGTAATTGACTAACTCCATTCGGCATGAGCTGCACCAATGCGAGAAGTTATGCTTTGCGTTGACGTATGTGGTGTATAAGTAAAGCATCTCGTTGTATACTTCCTTTGAGTAGTTGCGGATAAAAGCGTGCTTCTTGTAACTCTCATACAAGGGCATATGCTTCTTAAATAGTTCGTGGTCTTCGGGTGTCATAATTGAAACTTGTTAGTGATGTAATCCTCGACAATTAGGTAAATGAATGGCGTGGTACTTCCTATAAATATCGCCTCGAGAATAGTTGTATTCCAAAGGAGGTACGATAGGCTTATCCAAAAGGACATACAAAATGAGCAAGAGAAAGGCTTACCCATATTGCGCCCCGTGGTAACCTTGTAATGACGTGGTACATTGAGAATGTAAAAGTATAGCAAGGTCAAACCTATCGACCCTAATACACCAACTGCGATTTGATACATGAGCGAATCTTTTTAATGGTTATGAAAATTGAAGTATGCGGGATGCCCGTTTGCTTGCTCACCTTGCGAACGCTTCCGAGTTCCACATACATCTTGAGTATCTCTTGATCGTACCAATAAAGCCCTTCGACTATCTTGGCAATCCCATCGGCTACCGCTTGGCTATTATCAATCGGCTCCTCCTCTTTGACAAACTTCATGATATCCTCCACGGGTAAAAGGCTTGCGTACATCCTCCCAAACTTGCCGTATTTTGAGTTAGTTTGATTGCAGCAAATTCGCACTATCCAAAACTTGAAAACTTGCTTACCCTTCTCCTCTAGTTCGCCAATCTTTTTGCTATCGTATTGGAGGACTATATAGGCCACCTCTTGCCTCAAGTCTTCCCACAAATCCTTTCCTATGTTCTTAAAGACATACTCAAACTCGGTGTCATATAGCCATGCAATCGACCTCATTTCAATGTTATCACCTTGCCCGTTGGGTTCCCGTTAAAGTCGCAAAAGGAGCCGAATAAGATAAAACGGATTTCCTTCTCTCGGTATTGGTAGGGGCTTGCCAACATCCTTATTTGTTTCTGCACTATCTCGATACCTTGGAAAGTGCCGTGACCCTTTGCCGACCATCCACTCCACTCACCATTGTTCATGCGGTAGCGAATCTCAAGAGAGTAGTCGGGCTTTGATATGGGCAATCCCTTAGGCATCCTTCTCTTTGATGATTACCTCTAATCCTAACTCATGGCAAATGGTTCGCAAGTTAGCGAGGCTTATGCTTTCCTTTCCGTTTTCCAATTGGTGAACGGGTGCATGGCTCAAGCCTATCTTTTCGCAAAGCTGCTGCTGGGTATACCCCCTCTGCTTGCGCTTCTTCTTAATCATTAATCCTTCAAGTTCTGCCATTGTTTTGTTATTTCTTCAAATGTAATTTTTATATTTTAATCAAATGTAAAAAGGTGCATTTGTGAGAAAATATTTTAATCCAACATCCCCCACCATTTAAAAAGATAGGACTGGTTTTGAAGTTCTTTGTATCTCTTTGCCTCAATCAAATCAATCAAAACCTCTGGGAAATACTTTTTCATTCTGTTAAGTTTGGTTTTTGATTTGTCATCCATGTAGCCTTTTACTTCAATTAGGTAAAATGTGCCATTTGTTCGCGTGACTTTGAAATCAGGTAAATAACTCATAACACCTCTTTTTATTTGCTCAAACCTATATTCTTCTGCCTCGTGATGCCAATCACTAATCAACTCGTTATCTTTTAAGTACTGAAGGTAGGCAGCCACATTTGCCTCCCACCTTGATCTTGCAAAAAAGGTTTTGTCAGCAATAGTAATTTTGCCTTTTTTTACCCTGCTATATTGATTCTGCGGATTTTCTTTAAGTCTTTTTATCATTGCTTCAGATTGTAATTTTGATCTCTTTTCTTTATTTTCTAAAGAATTAACTTTCGAATTAGGGTTAGCCCACATTCTTTTTGTTCTTTCAGAAAGTTTATCTTTAATGTCCTGAGTGTGAGTTTTACCAAGCATACCTCTAGGATGTCCCTTTTCCGCAATTCTTTTTCTTGCTTTTTCTGATATATTTTTTCTTTGCTCCTCTGTTCGTTCTCCTGTAATTATATCGAATCGACCTTCCTTTGTTAGTCTTTTCATTAATTCAGAATGATCAGGTCTTTTTTTACCAACCTTGGAACTTGCTGCTCTTTTTTGAAACTCCTTAAAAAATTCAGAATTTTGATTAATTCTTAAATTTAATTTTGCAGCCATACTCCTTACTTGAGCCTCCCTTTTATTTAAGGCTTTTACACAAAACAATTTACCTTTTTGAGGGTAATTGATTTTTAGAAATTCAATGTCTTTTTCATCCCATAAATTTGCCATTCCTAAAGTTAATTGTTTTTATTGGATTATCAAAATCATTTGCAATGCTTATACACGAAGTCCATGCCGAGCGTATACAAGCCCACCAAGACCATAAAAAAGAAAAGGTTTGAGATATCCAATTGCATCAAGCCAAAGATGGCGAGCAAGGTTGAGGAGAGGGAAAATAGGTCTGCTTTTTTCATGGTTAAAATAGTTGAGTTTGTGAAATGTATGGTTCAATTCTTTTTCTAGCTATATCGACATAATCGGGACTTATTTCAGATAACACCCAATCCCTTTTCCATTTGTTTGCCATCTTTGCAGTAGTACCGCTACCGCCAAAACAATCATAAATTAAATCTCCCTCATTGCTCCAAGTCAAGATATGGTCTTCGGCTAATTTTTCGGGGAACATTGCTGGGTGCTGATAGGCTATTTCATCCCTTGTGGTGTTTCCTTTTCCTGTCGCATACTCCCAAATGTTGAAACGATATCCAAACTCTTGAACATTGATTTTGTCTTTCTCAACAATCTCTCCACTCTTTAATCTTACCGAAGCATTTCCCCATGATTGATGCCCGCCCCATTTGTTTTTTCTATCCTTCAAAAGGTTGGCAGTTTTTGGGCTTCCCTTGCTTAAAATAAACATATACTCAAAAGATTGAGAATACCTTTTATCTCCGTTCTTGGCTGGGAAACTTGGCGTCTTTGAGTAAATCATCGTATCGTGAATATTGAATCCGCAATCCTTAAAAAATAAGGCTTGCTTGAAACTTGTACCGCTTTCACTTCCATTGATTATTGCATCGCCAACAATCCAAACAAGGACACCTCCCTCTTTTGTAACTCTGTAAAGTTCCTTTCCTATTGGTTCAAATGGAAAAGAGTACCCATTGTATTCTCGAAGGTCATCGTATGGAGGTGACGTCACAGTCAAATCAATAAAATTATCAGGCATTCTTTTCATGGTTTCCAAATTGCTTTCATTATAAATGCAATTTATTTTAAAAGTATTATCCATATTTTATTGCTTTAAAATGGTGCGTTTTTTATTTCTTCTTGATCGGGAAAAATGAAATCATCAATTCCCGAGGTGGTAAACTTTTCAACCCTTGTTTCGGGTACCTTACCGATGACCGCATTATCGAAATAATCGAAACCATCTTTACCGATGTACCTATTCCTTTTGCGGTTAAAGTCGATGGTAATCTCAAAGGGTATGCCTACCAACTTTTGCTTTTTAATCTTGTCGGTCTTGATTATGACTGTGGTATCGTTTGGATCGGTAGCTCTATTTGGCCGCCATACGCTGATAGTATTATCCGTACTATCCGCAAAGGTGCCACCCCCTTTGATTTGGTATAGGCTTGGCGGTGGGTAGTTTCCATCCTTCTCTTTCCTCGGTGTGGTTTGGTGCATTACCAAGTGATAGGAAACATTATTCTTTCGAGTGAAGTTTATCCTGTCCATCATGAAGCGGGAAGCGTACAAATGCTCGGGTTCACCTGGGGACATCTCGTGCCGAATCTTAATGTACGGGTCAACGATTACCGCCTTCACATCCTTCTCCCAAACAAGGTACTCAAATACACTTTCAATTTGCTCAATCCTAAAGTCGGGCATCTTATCCGTTTCGGGGTACACGAAAAAGAAGTTATCCTTCACCATATCAAAGGCTCTCAAATACTCCTCCTCGTTTACGTCAAAGTTCTTGTATGCTCTATCGGTTGACTTTCCCAAAATGGTGTGGATGATGTCATCAAAGAACTCATCGGGCGGGTAGTTCTCGGGAGAGAAAAAGGCAAACTTCCACCCCTCATTGATTGCCTTCAATACGCAAAGGAAAATTAGGAACTGAGACTTTCCCTCGTTATTGTATCCAGTCCAAAGGTTAAACTCTCCCGCCTTCCAAGACCACATCTTATTCTGTATCCCTCCGCTTGTAATGTGGTCGATGTCTCGGACGTATGTTTTGCTCCCAGCCTCCTTGCCCTTTCTAAAGTTGGCAAGCATTGAGTTTCTTTGTCCAGCAAATGTCTTGATAGATGCCTCGCAAAAATCGAGGTCAAATACCTTGTCGCTTTTCTTTTTCATTCACCGAAGCATTTATCAATATTATCTTTTAACTCTTGGTAGTTCCCTTGTCTCTTGGCAAGGTCTTTAAACCATTGTTTCTCAAATTGATTTCTCACCCTTACCTCTTCTTGCAATGACAAGGTAATACCTTTTATCTCATAATCTTGTAAATTTATTATATTGATATATTTCTTTTGTAAGGCATTCATGCGCTTGAGGTTCTGTTCAATCAATGCCCAATTTTTAGTTTGTACCGCCAATACTAGCATTCCCCACAAATCTCGGTTTAGATCATTCAAGTCTTTGATTGTTTGCTTTTGCTTTTCCATTACCACCAATTATTTTCAAGGGTTGATTTTGCGTACTTAGGTGGCTCTACTTTTCCGCCTTCAGAGTAGCTATTGTTTTTACTTTGATTCTGCAAATAAAGATTGAAGGAGTTTTGCGCTTTGTCGATTGTCATTGCTTCTCCTTCCTTCAAGGTTGACCATTTCTTAAATGCTTCTTTTAAGGTGTTATCATCTAGGTTGTATATCTCTTGCATCCTTTTAAAGTATGGTCTCTTCAATGGTTTCTCCTTAGCCATCTCTGCTTCTATTTCTACAAATGAGAGGAGGCTATCTTTATTTATTTCATTCTTTAATTCTTTTACTTCTTTAGTTGGTTTCACTTGCGTTTCACTTGCGTATCGTGTGCGTTTCACTTGCGTTTCACTATCGTTTCGCTCACCTTGGTAAGTATCATATTTACAGATAGTTAGCCGTGTCGTTATCGTTTCGCTTTTTAGCTCAATCATTAAATCTTTCTCGAGCATTTTTAAAAAGCGTACTACCTTAGACTTGCTAATTTTCCAGCGATTTGCCCATGTATCGTATGAGTAAATCACCTCGCCACGATTTACATCAATGACTTGACCCTTGATTAAAACTCTCTTTGGTTCGATGTTGGCTTGCATCAAAATGTCCATCCACCACTTGAGGTATTCGGGTTTCTCCCAAATCCAATGGTTGGTCAATTGCCTGTGTACTTTAATCCATCCGCTCATAATAGGAAATAAAAAAGCCCCAATCGGGTCGGAGCGATGGGGCTGGGTTGGTTTTCACCTTTAAAACATCTAAGGCTCCGACCTCTTAAATGTTTCAATCATTTATCAAATATAACATTTTTTTCAATTAACCTACTAAATACCTTCTTTTTAATTCTTGATAAACTGCGGTATAAGAAAGCCCCACATTTATCGCAATGGCCTTGACGGAAAGTCGGTCTTGCCATAGGAAAAAGATTTGCTCCTTCATGGCCTCATCAATCTTGCGCCGTGGCATCTCTTTGGAGTATGGTATCAATCGCCTCAAGGCAATCGTGGAACGTCTTGCCACCCTTATCAATTGACTCGTGTAGTCCTTCGAATATCTTGACAAAGTGGTGGAATTGGCGGATTGTCTTTTGTCCCTCATCGTACCCCTCAAGAAAACGGAAAGCCTTTGTTGCGTTTCGCTTTAGATCAACCAAGAGGTTCTTATGCTTGGTGGTAATGTAATAATCGTAATCTTTTAAGAAGGTACAGTCCTCGTAATTGTCGAGCATGATTTCTTGAAGTGCCAAGTACGTCAAGTACTTTTGAGTTGAGCGGTGCTGGAGTTCCCTCACGATTTGCTCCTTGGTTAATGTCTTTACAATCTCTTGCTCGGTCATCTCTTTATTGAATAACGTGCAACCCTCTTGTCATTAATCTCTACGATGTCCGTTTGGATGTCCATTCCTTTTTCTTTTAGGTCTGCAATCCTTGCGGCAAGGCGGAAGCATCCGAACATATTTAAAGCTTCCAAGGTGGTCAAAGAGCGGCCGTTCATAAGCCATCCTTTGATGAGTGCGTTTTGCGAATCTAGTCTCATAATTTTGCGATTGTGGTAACACATTTTTTATACTCCTTCTTAAACTCCTCCTCGGTCATCTCAACCAACTCCTTTCCCTTGACAAAGATTTCAAGGTACCTCACTTGGTCTACTCTGATATTCGGGTAAACCTCCAAGTTCTCCATGCTTTCCGTGTCGACCTCGTAATTTGTTACTTTGATGTAGCTTCTTTCGCTCAGTATTTTGAAATACTGAAAGCTCCCTTTGATGGTGAAGAAAGGCGGGATAATCATCTCATCGACTACCAGCGTGTTGATTTGAATTTTGATTGGTTCCATTGTTTTTGGTTTTTAGTTTGTGATGTGCTTGCCTACCATGTAGCAAAAGATAAATAGAGGCGCAAAGCCTACGATAAAGTAAAGGATGTCTTTGATAAGTTTCATAAAATTTTTAGTTAAGTAAGTGAAGCCCCCCGAAGGGGGCTTGTTTTTATTTGATAAGGTATCTGTAGTGTGGTTTTTGAATTTCTCCTTCTGCTATTATTGTGAAGGCTCTCACTACTTTTTCTCCATCTGTTAGGGTAGTTTCAAAATTTATATCAACCCTTCCGCTTTTTACTTCTAGTTTATCAAGGTTCAAGCCTTTTGATTGAATTTTTGAGGATAGTTTCAAGATTGAATTTTCGTAGTGTTCTTGGGCTTTTTTTACTTCCTTTTCTACATATTTTTTAAGACCTATTTTAATCATTGAAAATCCTTTGTTCAAAAGAAAATCTCTAGACTGATAAAATTCTTTAGTTGGCTCTTCTTTTACTCCACCAAATAATTCATTTAGACCTGAATTGATGTAGTATTTTTTTTGCTTCAAATAATCCTCATTTATTTTGATGGCTTTCTCAAATTCCTGAACCGCCCATACTGAAATGTTATTCAAGTATTCGATTTTCATTGTTTCGGTTTCGTTTCTAAGTGCTTGAACTAGGTTAAGATTTGTCATTGCTTTAGGGTTTAGATGAATAACTGATTCAAAGATATGAGTTATTTCTTAGATTCCAACAATTAACAAACTTTTTTTATTAATTTTTTTTTCTTCGCCTCGCTTACTATTTTGAAAACGTCCCTTGCTTGCATCTCTTGATCGTTGGCAATCTCCAGAGGGTTGTATCCGAAGTTTGTTAGTGTTATAATCTTGTTGATTTTCTCCTTTGGAAGCCCCTCGAGTAGGTGCTTGCCCGTACTCTTTCTCGGGTACTCCTCATGGATTCTTAATTGGACGTATAAGATGTAACCTATTTGCGCTTGGTCGATGTCAAGTTGTGCGCTTATCTTGCGTTTGCTCAAGCCTTGGATGTACATCTCCCGAACCTGGTCGACTATCTCAATGTATTTATTAGCTGCCATAATCTTTCAAAGGTTTCGGTGAATGGTAATTGCTCTTCGTTATAAGTTGACCGCACTCCTCTCGGCTGAAGGTCTTCGGGGGTCTTTATTATCTTCCCGCAATAGGTGTAAGTTTTCATTTTATCTGTAAATTAAAGTTCTCAACTATTCTCGCCCCCGTGATATTCTCGCCTCTCTTGATGGCCTCCTTGATGCTCACCTTGTCGGCCGTTACTACCACCTTGCGTGTGACAAAGTCATTCGGTAGGGCTTCCACCACATCAACCTCTACGGCTTCGCTACGTCTCAAGGATAGCTTGAAAAGTGCGCTTTCCATTTTATCAATTCCGCTCACCATCATCGCCTCTCGCAAGGCTTCCTTCAATCTATTAACCGCACGATCCTTGGCGTCCTTCATGGCTTTCAATCTCTTGATCTCCGCATCGATTGCATCGCTATCGCTTTGTATGTTGGTAATCACCTTCGCGTAGTTTGCCGCCTTTTCTTGTAGTTGGAATTGATTGATATGCAAGGCCGCCTCTAGTTCGGGCGTCAACTCGTCTGTCTCTAGTAGGGAGGCCAGCTCTTGAGCCTCCCTTGTTATTTCATATAGGTTCATTTTTTTCTTTTTTTAGAAAGTTGGAATTGTGCTTCTTCAATCAAGTCAATCATATCATAAAGAGTGGAAATTGATAGGGTGATGTATGCCATTTCCCCCGTGTCTATTACCATACAATCATCTCCAATAAGGTCAACTTTAAAAGGGTCAAGTTCTTCATCTACGATAATCGATGTAAAGCCTCCACCTTTTACTTTTTTCAACTTGTATGCATCGGGTATTAAAACGTCAACGATATTCATAGTCCTTCGATGGTGTCTTGTTGCTCCTTGGTTAACTTGTATTTTGATAGTGCCTCCTTGGCTTGCTTGCGTTGGGCATCGGTGCCATTCAAGTATCTCACGATGTAGGCAAATTGCTCCTCGGTTGGCTCAACCTTTGCCACGGGTGCGGGGGCTTGCGGTGCTTGCCTTACGGGTCTTGTTGCTGCCTCCGCATCGTCATCCGCAATGGCTAGATTTAGGATGCTTGTGATGGCGTATCTTCTTGCGTAGCTTATCGCAGAGCCTTGCGCTTGCGGGTCATTCATTCGCACAACTTGCAAGGTGTAGGTTGCCGAGATAAACTCCCCGCTTTCTGCGTGAATTACCATTGTGGTCAAGCCATCGCCATCGGGGAACTGACTAAGTACTAGCCCAGCCTTTTCCAAGGGTTCTGCAACCTCGCTAATGATGTGCGGAAGGCTTGCGTAGTTACTTTTAAAGAAAGGGTTCTTTGCATCCTTTGAGATGCGCCCAACCATAGCGTGGAACTTGGCTAGTCCTTGGGTGAGATTTGTGATACTCGGTGATGTTGTCATTTGGTTTTGGTTTGGTTTTGGTTTATAAATTTCTTTCGATTTGGTTTTCAATTGCTACGATTAGCGAAGGGGTGGGGAGAACCTCGATGTGGGTATCCGTTTCCTCGCAGTAATAGGTGAGGCTCTCGGTTGAGTCGATGGTGATCTCTTGCTCGTACATTCCAGCGTTATCGTAATCGCTAGTTTGCCCCCAAGATTCGATTGTGTAGTCTCCTTGCCAATAGTAGTCACGATTCTCGTAGGTGAATTCAAAGGTTTGGTTGTACTCGTGCGTTGTTTCTTTGTATGATTCGCTCATAGGTGTAAAGGTTAAGCCCCCGAAGGGGCATTTTATTAGATTCTTCCTGTGATTTGAATAGCATTTCCATGTGTGTAGTGAGAGTGGCTTTTAGTACCTGTCTTTAAGAAACTAAAATATCTTTCATAAAAACTTTTTACCCCGTTGTCATCCCACATTCTCAAGGCTCTCAATGTGAATGTGTTTTCCTTAACTTCACAAACCACACCTGTTTCAATCATTCCTTTTTCTTCAAAACTTACTATCTGATCAACTTCTACATTTTCAAATTTTCTTGCTTTCATATCGATTTGGTTTGTTGTTATTGTTTGATGAATCAAATATCTAACAAATAAATTAAATAAAAAAGAGTTTTAAAAAATATTTTCACACAAAACGTAAATTTATTTTTTAGTCCCGTGGATTTTGCTTTTAACTTGACAAAAAAAAGCCATGAAATTTGACCAACAAGTGGGGGAAGTCCTCCAAGAAATTCAAGAAATGCTAATTGCAAAGAATCTTAAATATGGCAATTCCGCCATTGAACCTTTGGGGGTTTTCTCCAAGCTATCCCCCGAGGAGGGGTTGAAGATTCGCATCGATGACAAGTTGAAGCGGATTAAAAACGGAAGCCTTGAGAATGATGACGAGGACGTTATCAATGATTTAATCGGGTACCTTGTTCTATTAAAAATTCATGCAAATGAGCAAAGCAAATACGATGAATTGGATGGCTCCCACAAATGGAGCAAGATAGAAAAGATGGAAAGGGGAGAGGATGGCAAGTGGGACTTTTACCAATGACGAGGGTAAAGTCAAGGGTTTTTTACCTTTGAGTATAAAAATGTCAAAGGCTTTTAATCTTATGGGTTAACTAGTCAAAGTCCTCGTCTTGCGTGAGGTGGATTAGCTCGTCACGAATTTCGGCATAGGTGCCACGAATTAGGCATGAGGAATTATCGTAAAAAAAGATTAGCTGAATATCGTTAATTAACTCTTGAACGTATGCAACATCTTTGACCCTTACCATACGTCTCACGAACTCGTGCTTTACCTCCAAGCCCAAGGCATCCCAATCCATTGTCGAGCCGTTAAGCATTACCTCGATTTCAATCCACATCTTTAAAATAGTTTTTTGCTCACGCTTATTTGATGCACCCCAAGCAATGGTTCGATTTGATACGAAAACAAATACTTATTATCAAGGTACGAAAGTTTTGCGCTCGGTTGCAATACGGAAGAGACGCCAACGCCTAGATAAATGCCCTTTGGCTTTTGGACAATTGTCTCCGTTTTTGTCTCGGTTGTTGTGGTGTTTACCACGGGTATACTATAATCGTTAATAGAGGTCATTTTAAGCACCTCTCCGAGGACTTCTCCGCTCACCTTAGTATTGCCATACTTCGAAGGAAAGGACGTCTCAAAGGCTCTAATTTGAGGCCGATAATTCAAGAGGATTGTATCACGCAAAACTTGAGTTTTTATCTTGGTCTTTGGCACGAAGATAGTATCAATTGATGCTACATAGATTGTATCCGTTTCGGTCTTGGTTGTGAACTTATAAAAGGTTTCCGCCTCGGGCTTTGGGTATATTACAAAAGCTAAAAAGACGCCAACCAAAAAGGAGATGATTGAGATGCGGATTCGCTCGTCATCGAGTAGGTCTTTCATATTTTGCCAAAGGTTCGGTTTTTATTAGCCGTGGAAAAGCCAAGGCATATTTCTTTTATTATCGCTTTGATTTTTTCAAGTGTCGCCATTTTGTCGATACTTACTTTTCAAGGTCAACGTTTTCTTCAATCAATAATCTTCGCAAGTGATCTCGGGTTTCTTTAAAGGCATCATACGCTCCATCTGAGAGTTCCTCGTATTTCAACTTAGCTCTCAACCATTGGTCGACATCCCAAAGGATAGAGCGCATCTTTGCCCCCTCCACGGCGTTCCTATATTCGTGTTCTTCCTCGGGCAAGTTAAATGTGATTGTCGCTTTCATAATGGGAATTTATGTGAGTCAATTAGTACGTCATAATTCTCGCTCCCCGCTTTGTATTGCACTCGTCCAGTCAAGGTTAAGATGCGACCGCCCAAAGGTTTTATGGGTGCGCCCCTCTCAACGTGCCAACCTCCAAAGCCATCAACGTATTCCTCCTTATAGGTTCCCGTAATAGCAAGGTGGATTTGCTTTTGGATTAATTCGTAGCTCCGCTTTCCTGGGTTGTATTGCACCGCATCCCGTACATCGTTTCGGCTTGCGTTCTCGTGGATATGCCCCATGACAAAAATATCCATGTTCTCGTATGTCTCCAAGGCACGGGTCAAGTTGATGGCACCCTTGGTCACTATTCCACCGCCACCGCTTCCGTGAAAATATTTGAGCATTTTGGTGATGCTTGTATTTGATTTAATCTCCTTGCGGATAACCATCCAACCACCATACCCACCCGTAAAAATATTGGCCTTGTTTTTATAGTTCATGAGGTCAACAAAACGCTGAAGTAAGTCGGTCTCTTGGTGCTTAATGATTGCGGTCTCGTGATTGCCGTAACCTATCACAGTAATGATGTGGGCATAGGGGCTGAACCATTCAACCGCAGTCTCAACCACGCTATCCAAATACCTAGCATTGTTATGCTCGGGCAAGATATCGCTCTTGTTTCCTCTTCGATCACCCTTCCCCTGCATCAAACAGAACAAGTCACCGACAATCATTACGGGGATTAGATTATCCAAGCAGTAATCGAGGTGCCTCTTGAGCATTACTCGGTCGCATTTGGGATTGTCCCAATGGAGATCCGATAGGATGGCAAGTTTACTCTCGTCCCTACTTAGTTCCAAGGTGTGGAGGTTGCGGGATACTTTGGTCAATTCCATTTGGTTTGGTTTGGTTTTTTTTATTTGACGAACTTGTCAAACTTGGTAAGAATCGTATCGGGGGAAAAGATAAGCACGAGACCCGCCCCAATACCAAACACGGCATCCGACCAAGAAACGCTCTTCACAAAAACGGAAACAATAGAGGCAACGATTAGCACCAAGCCGAGCGTGGTGGTTTTCCATTGCCTCACGTTATTAGTCACCTTCATGTTAAATGCTTGTACTCCGCCTTTGCATCGAAACACGGGCAAGCCTTGTTTTGATTCGGGAAATCTCGGTGTCCTTGAATGATTAGGTTCTTATTTTCGCTCCATTCAATCGCCTCATTTATGCACTCCAAAAGTGCTTTTTTTTGCGCAGCGGTTCGGTTGTCAATCGGCCTCCCTTCTTTGGTTATGCCTCCGATATAAGAGATGTTAATCGTGTGATTATTGAAGCCACGCACGCCATTCGAAACTTGGTCAAATGGAAGGAGGCGGTGTACCACACCTTTGACATCGATTAGCAAATGATACCCAGGGTTTTTCCATCCAAGGTGATTTCTCCAATATCGAAGTATCGCCTCGGGTGTGGCGTTTGGTTGGCTTGCGGTGCAATGCACGGCTATAAATTTGATAGCTCTTTTTTTCATCTTCCTTGCCCTCTATATTGTTTCACTTTGCTACCCTTTGGGGTGTTAGTATTCTTTGCCTTCCCCGTTCTCTTCTTTCCGAAGGAGGTCTTTACTTGTGCCGCGCTTACTTTAGCCTTTGCCATTCTCTTGATTCCTTTTGATTTCGTGCCGTAACTTATAACCCAAATAAATGATTGAAAGAATAGAAATCACGGAGGTAAAAACCACGTTTATAAATTGGAGTCCAGCCATAGCCGTGACGTTGGCAAACATCGCCAAAAAGGTCGAGGGTACTCCTAACTCATCGCTTTTCAAAATATTCATTTTTTTAGGTAGTTGGAACTTGACAAAGGTTGAGAGGCATCGGGCTTGTAATCTCTATTTCAATACTAACGCCAGCGGTGAAGTCATCGAATCGCTCTTGAAAGAATTCGACCGAGGCTTGCGGCTGAGTGTTAAAGTTATAATCGTTATCCAATTTTAATTTCGCCAAGACATCCAAGGCCACAAGCAATTGATCGCTTTGAACTTGCAAGCGGTTGCTTTTATCCTCGGTAAGTAGATCCGCAAATAAGAGAACAAGGCGGTAGCGCATCGTCATGTTAGAGTACTGCGAAGGCCGTACAACTGTCCAAAATACGGGGTAAACTATCTCGCCCCCGTTATCGGTGTAATCGTAGATGTCACCCTCTCCGAACGTCCGAATCATCGGATGGTCTTCTTGAATTGCCTTGAGTTTTTCGATTAGATTTGAGAGTGTCATCTTGCTTGCTTAGGTACTGCTTGAGCTTCTTTTCGTTTTTCGAGTAAGCCATGTTTTTAGAATGGTTTCTTGTATCGATTGCCTTGGTATCTCTCCGAGTACGGGCGGTAATCTTCGTAATCCCCACGCCCCAAATTGATAGCCACCTTATATTGATTGCTCACGGGTTGGATGGTAGTTACATCGCTGCCAGGATTTAAGTACTCGGGGTAAAGAGTTGAGTTTGCACATAGGTAATTGATTGACCTCTCGGCATACCACTCCGCATAACCCTTGTAATATTGGCTCACGCTTTGCAATTCCGCAAAGGTTGGCTCGGTTATGTTCTCGCTCTTGCGCTTTACCACGCCTTTGTTTACGAACTTGTATTGCATCGCCATCGGCAATTCTCCCAAAACGTAATTAAATAGCGTATCCGTTAGGTAGTCATCAAGCAAAGTCTTGTAAACCGCATTCGTATTGAGTCCAATGGTACCCGCCACGATGAGGTCAAGAATCTTGTCATACAAGGCCGTTCCTACGATGGGGTGGATATACCTATCTTGGGTCATCTTAATGACTTGAGTGACGTTTTTAAGGTCAATATTTGCACTTGCCACAGTGAAGTCCTTGAAGGACTGCTCACTTATCATTAATACGTTTGCGCTCATCGGCTTGTCTTTTCTACTACTACATTTCTTCTCCACTCATGTCGGCAAAAAGGTGTCCGCACTCCCGTGTTCGGGTTGGTGTACCACCCTCCGCATAATTGGAAAACGGAGTAGCCTAATTGATTGGAAATATTTTGGATTTCTTCACGGGTAAAAAGCATTTGCTCCTTCATTAATCTTGCGCACAAAGGTCTCGATTGAGAACCAGCAAGAAGTGCGGGAGCATCTTTTCTCAACTCATAAGAGTAAAGCACTCGGAAGGAGGTTAAGGGTTGAAGCCTTTTGATAGCCGCCTCGCCAGTTCTCGTTATCTTGCGAGTAACCAAGCCAACACGGCTGATATCCTCGGTCAAGACGTTATCATCTATCAAGGTGTTAATCCTTCCAATAACCGAAGCCTCATCGATTCCCGTAGCCTCTGCGATTTGTGGAATAGTAACCTTTGGATTGCTTTGGATTTCTTTCAAAATCTTTCTTTGTACCTCATTCAATTGGTACTCGGCAAAGAGTTCTTGTTTTACGAACTCATCCATTGAGGAAGAGAAAACCATGCGGTCGTTTTGTATTACCTTGAAGCGGTCACGGCTGAAGCCTTTGCCTTCAAATAGGGCAAGGATTTCCTCGTCCTTTTTCGTGTGGGAACAAGTCAAGTGCATTTGGTCGCTCAAGGCTAAAGAGGTAATAATTTCTTGCTCTTGCGCTACCTCGGGAGTGATTACCTCAACCTTTGGAGCCAATCCAATCAAGGTTCTCAACTCGTTTATATCCATGCTCTCGACTACCTTGGTCGCAATCAAAGGAGATAAGCTATTCAAGGAGTTGATGATGTCTTGAGAGCCAGCGGTTTCTTTCTTTTCGATAGCCGCCAAACCTAGCTTCTCACGGATCTCGTCTTGAGTCATGTTTTGCGAGATGATTGCCTCGCTAAATTCAAAAGATATTGGCTCTGTTGCTTTCAATTCCAACTTGGCCGTGACATCGTTAAATTTATATAGGTAATTGATGGTCTCCTCCAAGGCTCTTTGCTTGGCATTAACGTAGGTGTTTTGGAATAGCTGATATGCCTCTCTCAATTCGCTACGTCCTCCCAATTGTCCCTCAGTCTTGATGCCGAAAAGCATGGGGCTTGTAATTTTGTGACCGCTAAAAATCTCTTGCTGAACTGTCAAGTTCAAGAGGTCAAAGTGCTTGTCCAATTCCGTACCGCTCAAGTCGATAATTGATGGCTCGTTCTCCTTGCTATCGTTGAAGGCAAGCATGAATTTTCCCGCATTCTTTGAGCCTGAGAATTTGCTTTGGAATTGTCTCTCGATTCTGTCCTCTTCCTCTTGGCTAACCTTGCCCCCGTTAAGGTTGATTAGCTTGCTTGAGAACATACCATTATTAATGGTGTTCAAGTGGTACTCACCGATTGAGATATCAAGCTCGATGTAAGAAATGGCACCACGATAGTCGGGTAAAGAGTAGGTATTTACACCCGCTCTGTATTCTTTAAAGTAAAGGATTTGCGACCCCGTGGTATTGTTCGGGTCAAACGCTGGGTAAGTCTCGAAGTCGGGACGTGGGTTAACGTTATCGTTTTTAATCCAATTATCGGAAACGTAAAACTCGCTATTGTCTGCGTTCGTGCGAACCTTATAGTAGTCAACGTGATAAAGCTCGGCAATCTCGCCCGTGGCCTTTGTCCAAATTACTTGTAAATAGTAACCGCCAAAGATAGTCAAGTCGGTCACCAATTTATTCGTCAACTCATTCAAGGATTCTTGCTCTTTGTTGACCTTGTCAATCATGCCAAAGACCTTGGCTTTCTCCATCTCATCCTCGGTCTTTACACCCCAACCATTCCCGCAAATGTAGTCGACTTTACCCGTTACGATTGCGTTGTGCTTGGCTGAGTTATTGTAAATCCTCAAAAGGTAGTTAGGGTAATCATTACGCTCCCCGTAAAAAATGTAATCCTTCCCCTTTACTTCTTTGTAAATGGGCAAGGGCACTTGGTCAAACTTGAGAAATTTTATCATGTGGTTGTGTAGGTTTTGAAGTCCCCGTTATAGCCGTTATATCTTACCACCCCCGCCGTGCTTAGGTTAGGTGCGGTAAGTTCCATTTTACCCGTTGCAATGACATCCGCTCCGCTCTCCGTTTGGGTCACATAGTACCGCCAAAAGCCAATTGTGCTTTCGTCAAAGTTAGCCTCGGTAATTGCAAAAACAGAAACTCGCTCTTTGAATGCGCTCGTATCCGTTAAGGTCAAGGTAACCTCCTCCTTTGTCACCTCATGCTCGAAAAGAAAAATATACACGTTGCTCGTGGTTTCTCTCTTGTCGGTTAGCGTGATATAAATGGAAGTATTTTCTCCTTGTGGTATTGCTATCATGACTATAAATACAAAAGTTCGTTTGGATGTACACAAAAAAAACACCTCCACAATCGGAGGTGCTTTCACATCAAACCTATAAACCAAATATTAGTCCAAAGGAGGAGTGCCCGTAAATAGTGGAGCAAGTTCCTTTTCGTTACCCGTGAAGGTCAAGGTGTAGCCGTTACGATCACCGAAAGCGGTACCCGTAGCAGACCCGCCACCCGTGATGTCAAGGCCATTTGAGAAGCCAAGTACCCAAATCTTGTCGTTGTTATCTTTAACCAAAGCAACCAAGTTATTTTTTGCAAGCAAAAGGATTTCGTTGCGTGTATTTACTTGAAGTTTGTTTAGGATAATCTCAAGAGTTTGAGCGTAAAATACTGTTCCGTTCTGAACGTTAGTATTCACCGCCTCCGCAAAGTTGGAGCTTTCTTTAACAAGGTCATATTTCCAAAAGTACTTTCCCGCGTCCATAGTGACGCCAGTATAAGTACCATTTGCTCCTGTCCAAGAGGCTACATCTTCAACGGCTGCAAAGTATACTTCCTTCAAGCCACCGATTGAATCTTTGCAATCGAGCGTATATGATTGAGTTAATGCGCAAGCCATAGTTATTTATTTTTTAGAGTGTGAAAAAAGGGGAGAGGCCACTCTCTCCCCCTAATTTATTTATGGTGCAACGTACAACTTCCAGAACACTACCTCGTCTGGGAATGCTACCTGAACACCCATTTTGAACTCAACAACGAATCTCATCTCGTCCGCCTCTTTGGCATAGAACAATTCGAAACGATCTTGCTCGTTCAAAAGGTCGGTACCTAAGTAAAGGTTGCTCATGGAAAGACCGAACATTCTATCGGTTCCGTTCAAGCCGTTAACACCAATCAACTTCACGTTAGTACCTGGTACGATTAGCTCCATGTTAGCCGCGTCAACGGGGTAGTGGAAAAGGTTGTCATTTCTCAAAGCGATAACGTACTCTCTGAAGGTATCGTTACCACAGAAGATAACCACGTCTGACTTGTCAAGCAAAGCAGCTGGAAGGGCGATGAATACATCATCAACCGCAGCGATAACGTTCGCAGATGTCAAAGTAGTCAACTGAGAAATGTTACCAAGGATAGGGTCACCCGCTCCGCCATAACCTAGCGCATTGATGATTGTACCGATACCCATGAACTTGTTCAATTGAGCGTTACCGCTTGCGGTGTCACCTTGCCAAATTGCAGTCTCAAGAGCCGCTCCGATTCTCTCAACTTTTTGTGCAGAGTACTCAGCACCATATGCCATGTAATCGTAAGTTGAACCCTCACGCAATGCCTTTTGAGTGTACTTTGCTTCGAAAGTCTTAGGGCAAATGCTCTCTTGGATTTTGATTTTACCAACTGTCAACGTGCGCTGAGTGATGGTAGTGGTTCCGCTTGAGTTGAAACCGCAAGTACCTCCCGCTTGGAATACCGCATCGGTAGTCATTACGTTGATAGTCTCAGCGGATTTGATACCCACTTGAACGTTTCCTTGCGCTTCGATCAAAGAAGCGGTTTTTGCTGAGAAGATAGCAGCAGAAGTCAACTGCAATTCGTTCTCTTTTACATAGTTAGCTAGTCCTGATAAATCTAGTGCCATTGTTTTTTATTTTTTTAGTGATTGGAATGCTTTCTGAAGGCTATTATACCTTTCGTTTTTTTCTACTTTGATTTGCTTTGCAAACTGATTAGGCGCAGTGATGGCCTTATCGCTTGGCTCCTTTGCAAGAGATTCGATTACTTGAGCGGATAGCTTAACGGCTTCCTTCACATCTTCGGCTTTCTCTTCCATTGCTTTAACCTTGGCAGAAAGTTCTTCAACCTTCTTTTCAAGTGCCCCCATGACCTCTTCAAACTTGGCCATGACCTCATCTTTCTTTGGCTCTTCCACCGCAACCTCAACCTCTGCGGCTTCGATTTCGATTTCCACCTTTGGTGCTTCGCCTTCTTTAACCTCGGCAATTTTACCCGCTTCGGTTACCACTACAATCTCGCCCGTAGTTAGTTGATGCTCGCCAACTGGTGCGGGAATTGCTTCGCCGTCCTCTCCGATAACGAAGATTTCGGAAGTCTCTAGGTCATACGATACCTTAGTACCATCAACCAAGGCACCTTCAACCATAGCGAAGGCCGCCTTTGCTTCTTGCTCTGAAAATAGCAAGCTTTTGATTTGTGTGAGTGCTTCTTTTGCGTTCATAATTGTAAGTATTTGATTAACTATTTTTGTTCAATTTGAGAAAGTATTTTGAAGATAGCCGCCATCGTCTCCTCCTCCTTGGTCATCACCTCGCCCGTCTTTTCGTACTTGAATAAACCCTCCACCGAGAAGCCTTTAAACGTGCCATCTTTAACTTTCTTCCAAAGCCCCTCATTTTCTACTTTGAAGGAACCGAACCAAGAGCCATTTGCCACGTCCTCAAAACCTTTAGGAGGATTGACTCCCCGCTCTCGGTCGATGATATACGATTCAAACATATACACCCCTTGCGCTGGCTTGCCGTGTTCAATGTTAACCTTTGCTTGGTAGCCCTTCTTGAAAAACCGCTGCACGATTTTCTTGATTTGGTCTTTGGTAAACATCACATAATACTCACCCTCCTCATCTCTTCGGTAGATCGGCAAGTCGGCAATCATAAGCGGACCAGATACAATCTTTTGCTCCTCGTCTTGTACGGCAAAGGAAAGGTTTGCGCTGAACTCCTCTTTTATAATCTTGGATTCCGCCCAACGTAGCATCGACTCGCCACCCCATAAAAGATAAGAGATAGTTCCGCAAGCCTCGGTATCATCGGGGTTGTAATACTCAGCCGCACGGCTTAAATAAGAGTAAGTTCTTTTTATCGTTTCCTCCGAAAGATTTTCTCCGTTCATGATTTGGGTCGCTCTCACTTTGCCCACTTGCGTGGCGCATCGATTACCTAACTTTTCATTCAATTCGATACCTCTTGCCGCCGCATCCTTTGCGCTTTGTGGGTAGTCATTGTACGATTCAAAATTCTCCTCGGCAAAGGCAAGAAAGTTGCGCTGAATCGCAGGGCTTTCCACCAAGGCCACAAAGTCAACTTCCTCCTCCCCGTCAATATCATCGGAGATAAGCATTTTATATAATGGTATTTTTTCTTCCATGTCTTTAAGTATTAGAAACCCGCTCTTCGTTCAATATCCGCAACCCGCTTTTGGGTGCTTGTCACTTCGCTCTCGACAACGTAAGCCTTGAGTGGTGGTTGGTTTGACATCATGGTACCCAAAGCCGTCACGGGGCTACTTCCCAAAGTGGGAACCGCTGGCATCGTTGAAGGTGCAGCCGTAGCCATTGAAGGTGCGGATGCTCCACCCCCTCCACCTGGAACCTTCACCGCCAATATATTTCTAACCGCAGCAAAGCCCGTGGCCGCAGCCATTGCCACCGCTGGAATCGCAGCGGGGTAGCCCAACTTTACACCCGCAGAGATACCTTGGAAAGTGTTAATCGTTGCGCTCGCAACTCCCAAAGCCTTGCCCGCCTTTGTGTCCTTACCTAATAAATCCGCTGCCACATTTAGAGACTGAGAAACGGATTGGAGTAAGGCACTTTTTGCATCGGCTTCCTTTTGTGCCAAATCAATTCTCGCTTGGGTATTCTCGGCAACTTGCTCGTTATACTTTTTCTCGTCAATGTCACCCTTAAGAAATAGCTCCTTTGTAAGTGCATCCTTTTTATCTAATAAATCCTTTTGCATTTGAAGGCTTAAATTATCCGCCTCCATTTGCTTATCAAGGTCATCAAGTTGACGTATGGCATCCTCCTCGGCGAAAGTCATTTCCAATGCATCAAGCTCTTGCTTGTTTCTAATTTCAAGTTGCTTTTTAAGGATTAATTTTTGGTCTTCCTCCAAGGTTGTATCGGCCGCCAAATCCGCAAGCCTTTGGTTTTGCTCAACAAGTAACTCCGCTCTCGCTCTTTCGTTCTCGTCCTTGATACCCGCCAACCTTGTCTCGGTTATGATTTCATTCAACCGCTCTTGGAATGCCGCATCTTTTGCCGCCTTCTCATCGTTGTATTTCTTATCTAAATCCGCAAGGGCTCTTCTCCTTACCTCCTCCAAAGACCCATCGCTTTTAATGCCCGCCTCTTTCAATTTCTTGCTTTGCTCTTGGAAGGTTGCCTCGATTGCGGCCGCCTCTTGTTCTCTCTCGGTAAGCAAAGAGTTTTGTGCATCTTGCAAAATCTTTTGAGCTTCCAACTTCTGAGCGTTAACCTTCTCTTGTTGCGCCTTTGCTTTCTCCGCTCCCGCCTTGGCTTCGCTCGCTTTCTTTTCCTCCGCCGCCTTGGCATCATCCGCTTGCTTTTTATCGTATTCGGCTTGGTCAACCAATTGCTGATTTTTTAGGTCACGGAATTGTTTCGCCTCCTCATCGGTTAAGGTGCCTTTGGTTTTTAAGTTAGCTCGCAAGAGGTTCAACTCGTTATTGCTTTGCTGCTTCTTGAGTTCAAAGATTTCTTTCTCCTTACCACCTTGAGCGGTTAGCAAGTTAATTCTCGCCGTGATGTCCTCATTGCTTCGGCTTGTTGTCTTTGCCAACTTCTCAAGCTCTCTATTTGCTTGGCTTGTAACGCCTACGAAGTCGGTCACCTTTGTAACTAGGTTACCAAAGAAGGAAGCTAATTGACCAAGTCCTGGAAGGAAGTTTAATACAACTGTCTTGATTTTATCGAAGTTTTGCACCAAGGCAATCAATCCAATTATCAAGGCGGGAATACCCAAACCAATCAAAGCACCACGCAAGACCTTTAAAGATATTGCCGCCGCTTTGCTTGCCATCGATGAGGCATTTGTGGCCGCCGCTTGGCCTTTGTTGGCCACGGCATTTGCGGTAGTTGCTGCGGTATCCGCTCCCGTTGCTGCGGTCTTTTGTGCGGTGGTTGTTATTAACCCTTTAAAGGATGCCTTTAATTGATCCGTAACCTTGCCCAAATCCGCCAATTGAGAAAGACCTTGAGACAAGGCCATCGCTGATTGAACCTTGAGCAAAGCCTTTTGTACGTCCTCACTCTCGGCACCGAATAAACCCATCGCACCTTGAACGGCACCGACCGCTCCAGCCGCCGTACTTGCCGCCGTAGTTAATGCTTGGAACCTTTTCCCTGGGTCAAATAAACCCGCTTGCTCGTTGGCATCTTCAATACTATCACGGATTCCCGCTACCTTTTTAGCAGCATTTACCGCTTCGGTGCTTAGTTCGCCAAAGGTTTGACGGGCGTTTTGGAGTTCGAGCGTGGCTTCCCTTAATTGTTTCTTTAAGGGTTTGACGTCCGCATCGAGTATGATAGTATTTTCAGCCATTGGTGTAAGTTTTAAAATTTAGGGGAATCGATTTGATTCCCCATTTGTACTATTCTGTTTCTGCTTCCTTCGGGTTCTGCTCCTGCACTTGCTGTGCTAGGAATTGGATGAAGGACATCCCGTACTTAGTGGGCAGTTCTTGCGCCCATGCTTCTAGCATTTTGATTTGGTCTTCTGTTAGCGTGATTTTCATTTTGTTTTTATTTGGTTTTAAGTGAATCTATTTCTGCTCTCATTTCATTTATAATCTCTTGCTGTTCTTGGATAGCCTTGATTAACATAGGTACAAAAACTGAATACTTTACGGACTTTGTGGTAGTACCTTTGCTTACTCTTTCCTTGGTAGTTACAACTTCGCCTTCCTCATTTAGTAACTCGTTTCCTTCTTCATCAAGTTGTGGTACTTCCACCTCTTCGAAGTCTTCTAATTCGTCAACCATCAAAGGGAATACTTCCTCAAGTTCTTGAGCAATTACCCCGATTTGCTTTTTGTCATCTCCTATCAAATTGTAGTTTCTCACCTTGACTTTTAGAAGGTCATCAAGTTTAGGGGTAGCATCCTCAATATTCTCCTTTAATTTAATATCAGAGATAGCCCCGTAACTATTATTCGTGTTCTTTACATCTCCATTACCTAGAACAAAAAAAGTAGTTGCATCGCTAGTATTTAGACCACTAAATAAATAGAAAGCGTTATTACTAACTTTTGAACCTATGCCATTGAAACCTGATACAAATGCACTTATCGCAGATGAGTTTATATCTAAAGTGCCAACTCTCATTTGCCCCGCCGAAGTGATGCGCATTCGTTCTACTAATGTTCCCGTTGCAGCAGTTAAGAAAGTTAGATCCGCAGCCCTTGTACTTCGATTGGTAATGATTGAAGAAATTGCAGATAAATAGTCAGGGTCTGCACTTGATGAATTAAAGCCAAAGGCTATGCCTGCAGAAACATCATTAGCCCCTGCGCCATTTCTAAGGGATAATTGATACTCGGTAGCAGAGGATGCAGTTGTAAAAACATCAAGTCTTTTTTGAGGACTAGTCGTTCCGATGCCTACGTTGCCGTTACCTGCCAACCTCATAACTTCCCCACTAGCATTACTAAATCTCAAAGGGCCCTGCCCTCCATTAGCCCAAGAATAGATTATATTAGTTCCTGCCGACCCTGTAACTCCATTTGTTTCAATTGCAAAAATTGAGTTATTTGTTCTTATATCAAATGTTCTTGATGAAGCACTAGAATAATCACCAATAGTTATCCCACCCGCCGTCACGCTACTTGAGAAGGTAGCCGCGCCTGTGGAGGCGATTTCTAAACTTGGTGTAGATGCAGCATTTACTTCAAATTTTATTCCCCTTCCAGTTGTTGCATGAATATAAATTCCATCAGTAGAATCTCTTGCTGCAAATATCTTATTAGAAGAATTTGACCTACCGCCAAAACCTAAAGCCATGTAAGGTAGAGAATAAGTAGCATCTAAACCTATTGAAATATCTCCATTTCTTGCAGATACTTCTGTGGTAAAACTAGCACTAGTCCCGTTCAAAGCACCTGTTAATGTCACCGCTCCTGTAGTAGCCAAAGTTATTTGAGGTGTAGTGCCTCCCGCTGCTAGCGTTATTGAAGCAGCAGATACCAAAGACAAAGGTAGTGATCCTGTGGTTTCAATTCGGTTTTGAGTGCCGCCTACGTTTGGAGTGATAGTAATACCATTTGCTCCGCTGCTTGCTGCGAACCTAGTAGCTGTTTGAACGTCACCGCTGAATTGACCCGCAACCGCAGACAAAGCACCGCCCGTGATGGTTACCGCGTTACCGCTTCCGCTAGTCTTTGTAACTCGTAGCCCTTCGCCGTTTCCGCCTTTGCTTATATCCAAAGCAATACCGCTCCCGCTTGAGTGAGTGACTAGCAAAGTTTGACCTGAGCCACTACTTGTCAATGTTGCATCCTGTCCAACAATCGTACTATTGAAGGTCTTTTGCCCCGTGATAGTTTGGACAGTTCCTAGGGTGACGTAGCCTGTCAAGTCTGAAGTCAAGGCAATAGTGCCATCTGCATCGGGCAAAGTGTAATACCTCACCGCTGCATTTGTCCATTGAATTACCCCGCCATTTGATAAGCCTTTGCCGAAGTAGATATTGTTTGAGTTGTTGAATCCTATTTGGGTAGATCCTGCGCTTCCTTCGTGAATTGTTCCGATGTTTACAAATCTTGAATTCTGATTTGTGCCTCCCGCAGATGGTAAAATAAAGCCATTTGCAAAAGTCTTAACCCCACCGAAAACTTGGCTTCCCGTAGTAACTACACCTCTTGCAGTAGCAGATGCATCGGGGATGTTTATGGTGATGTTTCCCGAAGTAGTGATAGGTGAACCCGTGACATTCACATCCGTTCCCGTAGTGCCCAAGGTAATGCCCACCGAGGTAACCCCCACGTCAAGGTTCTCTTGCATGAAGGTTTGAATGCTCGAAATCGTTGCTTTGTTTGTGGTGCTTGCCCCAAATACTACGATTGGTACCACATCATTGTTCTCAATGGTACCTCTATCAACTAGTTGACTAATCCTCTTATCTGCCATAATCCTTAAATATAAAACTTACTAACCCCGTTTTCTTGTAACATAAACGCATCGTTTTCCAATAGGATGTAATCGAAATCTTGAGGCTCCAATTCTCCCAAAATCTTGAATAGCGAAACGTAGCTTAACCCGTTTGCGATGGGGTTGTACTTGTCCACCTTTTGCAATTGAAAGAAGTGGTTGCCCACCTTGATAATCTTGCGAAAATCGAGATTACTTATATCCGTTGGGGTGAGGTAAAAGTACCCCTCCAAAAGACGAGAATTTCTATCCCCTATTGAGTCAATCAATTGCTTATAATATGTGGTATACAAGTTTGTGTTCTGAGGATAAACACCCGTTGAAAAATACACCTCTTCGGGGTAGCTAAATAGTACATCCGTGGAGGGTTCAATCGGGTTATCCAAGTGACCCGCATAAGGTAAAGTATCGTAAGTAGCGTTCCCGCCTTCGTAGTCAATTTGCCAAGATGTTAAAGTCGGCTGATTTGGGGCGAAGTAAACGATGCGAGGCTTGAAGTTATCGGGTACCTTTATATTGTTTTCCAACTTGTATAAATGCACCATGATTTGGCCTGGCTCTTCCTCCCTCATTACGGGTGCGCCAAAGATTACCTTAACCGATTTGGTCTCAAGTACAAAATCATTCGGCACCACCTCTCGGCTTTCCCCATATACCTTATTAAACTTGGTCTTGTAAAACGTACTCCAATAGTCTTGGTCATCGTCAAACAAAAGGCGGTACTCCTTCGCACTCAATTCGCTCAAAGGTGTGATTGTTATCTCTTGGCTTTGGTCAAACTTATCGCTCCAATCTAAAGCCTCATTTTTAAACGCTTTGAAAAACTCGTTATAAGGTACTATCTCGAGAACGTTGGATTGCAAGCGGTCTTGGGTAATGTATAAATTATACATCGAGATAATTGACTTCAAGAAATCCCTTTGCTTCATTGACTTTGGCAAGGTGTAGCCGATTTGCATCTCATCTCCCTCTTCCAACTCGACCGCCGTGGGGACTGTGTTACCGATAGCAAATACTCCCAATTGCTGAATGATTACTTTCGTATTCAAATCAAAGCCCGTGTTGGCTTGTCCTACCAACTTGACTTGAAAGTCTTGGTTTAAAGCTAGGGAAATACCTCCAGCGATCTCGACATCCCAATTGAATAAGGCACCTACCGAGTTCAATTCAACTACCACGTTGTTGGATAAAACGGGAACTCCATCCCGTGTGATTTGAATCGTCCAAGTGTTATTCGTAGGAGCGCCAAGAGCCTCAAAGGATATTCTCGCATTGAATGTGGCACCCGTGTTCAAAGGCTGCGTTCTTGTCCATGTAAAGGTATCGCCTCCCGTTACGTCAAAGCCTTCGCTCTCCACGTTTAAGAAAGTCAAGATATGCTCATACGATGGGGTGCCCGTTACATCATCAAAGAAAACGTTGGTAGTTTGCTCGAGTAATTTGGTGACCTCTCGAGTGATGTTCTTCTCGGCCGTTATCAAAAGCAACTTGCGGAAGTAGAAAGATTCAAAGAAGTTAGGCTCTTTAATTAAAAAGCCCGCCTCGGAAAAGATGCGCTTGAGTATCTCGGTGACAAAGACTGCGGGTTTAAAGTTTTTAATGGGGTATACTTTAACCCCTCCATCAAGTACCCCGTAGCCGTAATCGACCAAAGGATAAACATAGTTATCGCCACCCTCAACCCATTCAAATCTGTCCCACGAATCCTCGATATTTTCCCTAGTCCAAAGGTGGTGGTAATCATCGAAGGGAAGTTGTGCAAGAGTCTTATCTCCCAAGGCATCTAGGATGTCCCGTAAGCGACCGAATACGTTGACCTCATATACTACGTCCCCCTCAAGGTTGTTAATCTTAGAGAGCCTTAAAACGCCGTCAAATATCTTGACGTTATCGAGAAAAATTTGCGCCTTTGCTTGCCTCGCTGGGTTGAAGTTCTGCAATACGTTCGGAACGTTTGGCAAAACGTCATTCGCTACCGAGATGTCAAAGATATTTCCAAAGATTTGCTGATTTCTTGCCGTGCTTGGTAACGTTAACGTCTTTGAAAAGGAAGTATTTCTCCGCTCAATATCCGTAATATCCGCAACGGAAAAGGTGAACTCAACATCGATGTCCCCAAGTGTATCGGCTTCGTAGCCCTCTATAAATAGTCTTGCGCTCATATTACTTGTCGGGGGTTTATAAGCCCAAATTCGAGGTCTAATTCAATATTGAATACTTTGTCTATTGCCGTTCTTTTAACCTCGTATGAGGTAGCGGTAGGCTTCACGGGTATCCAAGAGAAATTGATGTAATTATCGTTTACCAAATTCATGTAAACTAGGGGCGAAGAGTAAAGCTCTCGCAAGGTCTCGGCCTGTGCATCGTTTAAATAGTCACTTATCACCTTCCACTTTTGCGTTTCCTTCGTGTAATAAACGGGATTGATATTTTTAACCACTACCCCGTTGCCCTCGTAAATGCTTCCGCTATAATTTCGCTCGTATCCTTTGCGCTCCACGTCAAATGTGGTCTTGCTTACAAGGTCAAAATTAAAGAAGTCATAGGCTCCGTACTTGTTGAGGTAGGCCAAGCGCATCGGGTCAAACCTTCCGCATCCTTGGGTGAATATTGTCGCAAACTTTGCACGTCTTGCGGTGCCATTATTCCAATTGGCAAATAGTTGAATCGATGCCACATTTGGATCGTAATCCATAGGGGTCACCCTTACAAAGGTCACGCTAGGGTTTACCGCTGGAGCCGTTGGGGTAATGTAGTATGTCGAGGTAGTGCCCGCAGTATCGGTAACCAAAAGCTCCACGTTTGTCAAAAGCCCCGTATTGATAAAGGCAAAGATTTGAGCATCGGTCTCCCGAACTTTAATTGTAGACCAATCGGTCAAAGGCTTATATTCGCTATTACTTGCGCCCGTGTATTTGTTGACGTCCGCATACCAATTGTCTAACTCTAGCAAAGGCAAAGAGATAGCCAAGGCGTACTTGGTTTCGCTGATAACCTCGGAAGCCTCCACGATTATAAATACCCCACCGACCTCGTAATACTCATAGCACTTGAGATAGTATCCTTTGATTGTATTGGTATTACTTGCCGAGGTAGCTACTTGATAAAAGCCCGTTTGATAGTTGAAGTTTACCGAAACGAATTTAGACACGTCAAACTCTACGGGGTCTACAGGGTTGGCGGGTGAATCATAAAAGGCTTGAGTGATTAACTCGTCCGCATCGTTGTAAACTTGCACCACATACTTAAAGCCCGACTCGTTTGCGTTCGTGCTGCTTATCGTGTAGTTGATTCGGTTGAATGCTGGGAGGTAGTCGATTGAAGGTTCAACGAGAGTTATCATTTGCTTACTTTTAAAGTGATGGAATTCATTCCGATTTCTCGGATGTCAATATTAAAATCGGGAGTTACCTCCTCGATACTTTTGCCTTGGTAATTGCTCGCTGCAATACCATACTTTTTGATATAGTAAGCCATGCGTTTTGCTGAACTTGATATTTGAGGTAGCATTGTTCTCCCCTCGTCATTTCTATTAATTAAGTTTGTAGCCTCTATCTCCATATTCTTGCGCCTCATCCATCCCTCCAATTCCATCAAGGCTTTGGCGGGCATGAAGTACGTTTCGAATTGGTAAAATTTGCCGTCTCTATTTGGAAGGGTCTTTTTATTTTTAAGTTTATGGTCAACACCTCTCACGCCTTTGTCAACGTAATCGGCATAATCTTTACCAACGCTTATTTCAATTCGATACCCTGTTTTCGTTTCCCTTACTTGGTCAAATTTAAATGAACTTTTTAGGCCACCACTTGACTCGGGAGCATTTCTATCCAAGGCATCAACAAGACGAAATCCAAGGCGTTCCATAGCATTCAGCATATTTAAGTTAAGAGTTTTCTCAACATCCAAAACGAAGGTCTTGGAATCTCGAGAGGTACCGCCAACCCCTACTTTAAAAACCGCATCTACTTGAGCCTTTGTTGCAACTGCCATTTTTTGTATTCGTTATCCTTGTGTTTATTATAATCCTTCAAATATGCTAGGGTGTTCAAGTACTCAATTACCCGTAAATCGTAAGCCTCGCTGACTTTTATATTGTTAAAGTCTGCGACTTGTTTAGTGCTAAGTACCCACCCCCAACGTTCCATAAACGGAGAGCTTTCTCCGCCAACGCCTTGTTCTCCACGGAGGAGGTTATTGTATCGCTTATTAATTCGTTGAATAGTTGACAAAAAAAAAGCATACACCCATAGACATCAAGGAATTTTGCATTAAGCAAATCATCCGCAACCACGTCATGAGGAACTACCCCGTAGCCCTTGTATTTGTCACCCTCCATCGGTAGAAAGAAGCAAGCCGCAATCTTGTTGAGCTGCATTATCTCCCCGCTGAAGGCAAGTATATCGATATATTGACCAGCCGTGATCTCGCTTATCTCGTGGCAAAACTTGTATCTGTTCGCCCCAACTTGCAAGAAATCCACGGGCTTCGTCTCGGGTAAGTTATCAAAGAAAGAAAGCTTTTCCCCGTACTCGTGCATGAGGTCTCGGTACTTGTAATCATCGTACTCGCTCTCGTCTTTTCCCTCCACTACCGCAAGCATCTTTTGTTGCTTCTCAATAATGTTAAGGTTAGCGTTTACCTCGATATCGTACAAGGTGATAAATTGACCCACGGATAATTTGTCCCACATAATCGTAAATATATTTTGTTTGGTTTGTGTATTTTATCGGAAGGAGTAGCGACCCAAATGGCTCTTGGAAATCTTGTTGACCACGGAGTACCTAAGCGCGTCCAGCGCATGATTAAAATTATCCACGGGGCGGTTAGTTAGCAAACCATTTTTGTCCTCGATGTACTTGTAATTTCTTAGCTCTTTAATCAAGTTAAAACTCGACTCCGTTGCGTGTAGCTTGTACCTTCGGATGATGTCGATACCGATGTTAATCGATCCTTTGATAGTTGGCTTTATGTTCCACCCCATGCGGTAAATCTCCTCGATTGACTTGGGTTCGGCACTATCGGCAAATACCTCGTTACTCCTATCAAGCCCCAAGGCCTTCATCTCGTTTGCGATGTCTTGATTGGTCATGCCCGTGCGGTAAAGCAACTCATCGACATACATATTGTCCTCGAGTAGATACGTCCGAACCAAGGAAGTCGGGTCTGAGGAGTAGCCAAAGTCAAGGCCATAAGAAACAAGCTTCGCCTCCTTGGGTATCTCCTTGCACGTTTGGAACTGATAAACCAAAGACCTCGATTGCCCCCTTTCTCCCAAGCCGTAAACCCTCCAATAATTCTCATCGACTTGTTTCAGCCTTTCAATCTCTTCCTTGATTACATCGCCTAAAAATGGGTTG